TTTTCCGGATACTTTTAACCTCGTATAGCCAAAGGATTTATTATGGCCACTAAACCAATGTATGCCGACGATCCCGCGATGATGGCGGACGATTCCGCGATGATGGCGGACGACGCTGCGATGATGGCGGACGACGCTGCGATGGCGGAAGGTTATGTTATTGAGATTATGGTAAAAGCTGACGGCACTTTTGAAGTGGCCAAGTCGGACATGAAGTCTGAAGTTGAAGAGGCTCCCAGCGAAGACACCATGAGCTATGACAGTCTTGGTCAGGCTTTGAAGGGTGTTATGGATCTCATCAAGAACAATCCGATTAGCGCTTCGGAACAGAGCCAGTTTGATGCAGGTTTTGGTGGGGCTGCAATGGCCGGTCCGGCTGCAATGGCTGGTTAAATGAATGCCGCCTAAGCAAGCGCGTTTTGCAGCAGCGTATGTTGCAAATGGTGGTAACGGTGTTGCGGCGGCGGCGACTGCTGGGTATGTGCAGGCCAATGCAACGGCTCTTTTGCGCAAGCCCAAGGTACAGGCGTTAATTGCTGAACTTGCATCCAAGGTTGCGCAGAAGTACGAACTGACGGTTGAGTTAGCGGCTGCGAATATTTATCGCGAGATGACGTTTGACCCGGCGTGTTTGTTTAATTCAGACGGCACGGCAAAAAACATTCACGAACTTAGCCCGGACACACGCATGGCGTTGGCCGGTGTTGAGATTGACGGAAATGTTGTTCGGTATAAGTGGGCGTCTAAGTCTGCTGCGCGGGGCGATCTGATGAAGCACCTTGGAATGTTTGAACGCGATAACGCCCAAAAAGGCGAGAGTCTTTCACTTCTAATAAAATTGGTGTGATATGACGAGTAAAAACGTATCGCTGAGTGTTGGCCGAGGCGAGAAATTGCCGGTCAGCAAAGGCGCGGGGTTGACGGCTAAAGGCCGCGCTAAGTACAACACAGCTACGGGATCCAATCTAAAAGCTCCTGCGCCTAGTCCTAAGACCAGCGCTGATAAAGGTCGAAAGGCTAGTTTTTGCGCGCGCATGGAGGGGGTTGTTAAGCATGCTAGCGGCCCTGCGGAACGTGCTAAGGCGTCGCTTAAACGATGGAAGTGCTAAAGTATGAAGACTGCAAAACCCGGTTTGTACGCGAACATTAACGCTAAACAAGATCGAATTGCTGCGGGCAGCAAGGAGAAGATGCGCAAGCCCGGCAGTCCCGGCGCGCCGACTGCTAAGGCGTTTAAAGATTCAGCTAAAAAGAAATGAGGGAACTTCCGCTAGAACTACCCAAGAAGTTGGGGTTCTTGCTGGAGCCGCATCGGTATAAGGTTGTGTACGGCGGTCGAGGGTCAGCCAAGAGTTGGTCCTTTGCCCGCACATTGATTGCGTTGGGTGCGTCTCGTCCTTTGCGAATACTGTGCGCGCGTGAGTTTCAGCGTTCGATTAAAGATTCGGTGCATCGTCTTTTGTCCGACCAGATCCAGAAGATGGGTCTAGGTGCGTTTTACGAAGTTTTAGAGTCGGAGATTCGAGGCCGTAACGGTACGGAGTTCATCTTTGCGGGTTTGGCGGGTCATACGATTGAGTCCATCAAATCGTATGAAGGCGTGAACATTGCGTGGATTGAGGAAGCGCAGACTGTATCTAAGCGGTCTTGGGACATTTTGACGCCGACTATCCGTGCGCAAGGAAGTGAGATCTGGGTAAGTTTTAACCCAGCTTTGGATACGGACGACACATGGCGTCGTTTTGTGGGTAGCCCGCCGCCAAGCGCGAAGGTTACCTCAATGAATTACAACGACAACCAGTGGTTTCCGGATGTTTTGGAAGCTGAGCGTTTGTACTGTAAGCAGCACAACCCGGTTGACTACGCCAATATTTGGGAAGGTAAGTGCGTCAGTGTCGTGTCGGGGGCCATTTACGCCCGCGAAGTTATCGATATGATGGAGGAAAACCGCGTTCGGCCGGTTCCTTACGATCCGGGGCTACCTGTGCATACGGTATGGGATTTGGGTTGGAACGACGCCAATTCGGTAATTTTGCTCCAACGCCTACATTCTGAAGTTCGCATACTGGAGTATTTGGAAGGTAGCCATCAATCGCTTCCCGAATGGGTTGCGGAGTTGCAAAAGCGCCGGTATGTTTGGGGAACGGATTACCTTCCCCATGATGGCGGGCAAACGCGTGGGCAGACGGGTAAGACCGATGCCCAAGTTGTACGCTCGTTTGGACGGCGTGTTGAAGTTATGCCCAGAAGTGACATAGAAGTGGGTATTCGTGCTGCGCGAGGCATGTTCCCTCGCGTGTACATGGACGAGGTCAAGTGTGCCCGTCTAGTTGATTGTTTAAAGCGTTATCGGCGGTCTGTTCCGGTATCTACTGGGGAACCCGCTTCGCCGGTACACGATGAATACAGTCATGGCGCGGACGCTTTTAGGGGTTTGGGCATGATTGTGGATAAGATACGCAATGCGGGGGATAGGGCACCGCTGCAAGTATTGCCTAGTTTCACATCATTTGACGCGTCTATGGGCGCATTAGGGTAAATCACATGGCCGCACCAACGTATTCCACCAATCTCCATGCTCCCTTGTACGAGGCAACGTACCGCAACGACACCTTTTTTGGCTCTAACGGCGCTACGCCGTCGGTTACCACGGTAGGTCTTGCAACGACGTATACGGGGTTGTGCTTGTACAACCCTGCCGGTACGGGCGTTAACTTAGCTGTGAGCAATGTGGGCTACTCGTTTTTGGTAGCTTTTCCTGCGGCCTCGACCATTGGTTTGATGGTGGGGTATTCGGCGGCGGGTATTGTCACTGCAAGTGCGGCGGCTTTTCCGGGCGCGTCTAGCAACATTGGCTCGGGTGTTACGGCAGGCGGCAAGTGCGCGTTGTCGGCAACGCTTGTTGGAACGCCTGCGCTGCATACAGTGTTTGGCGCGGGGTTGACCGGCGCGATCACCACGACCACACAGACCCGGACTATCATTGACATGGGCGGCTCTCTCATTCTGCCTCCGGGCGCGTATGCAGCCATTTACACCTCTACGGCTTCCGGCGCTGCGTCGTTGGCCGCGTCATTCCAGTGGGAAGAAGTGCCCGTCTAATGGAACTGCCTGAAGAACTACAAGACCTATTAGACGCGGAGGCGTACCGGGAAACCGCTAGCCTTACCGTTATTGGGCTGGCTATTGCCGGTAAACGTCAAGAAGCCAAAACAGCGCGAAAGCAATCCGGTATCGAAGATACTTGGCTAGAAGCGGAAGAAGCGTATCTAGGCATTGACGATGCTAACCGGGCGGAATACGGATCCGCCCGTTGGATGAAGCCTCAAAGTATAGACGGACCCGTCACTACGGGACGCCGCGATGTATCTGAAGAAGTTAAGTCTTCTGTTTTTGTTCGGCTAACTTCGCGGTACGTAGATGCTGGATCGGCGAAATTAAGCGAAATTCTTCTGCCTATTGATGACAAGGCGTTCAGTTTATCCCCTACTCCGGTACCGGATTTGATTAAGGGTAAATCGGATTTAAGCCAAGTCGTGCATAACGGCGTTCCGTTAGAGAAAGCAGATGGCCCTCTTACGGTAAAAGATCTTGCCGAAGAGAAGATGGGCATAGCTTTGAAAAAAGCCAAAGCTGCTGAGACACGCATCTACGACTGGATGGTTGAGTGTCAGTATCCGGCAGAGATGCGTAAAGTTATTTTTGACGCAGCCCGCGTTGGCGTGGGCGTGTTGAAGGCTCCATACCCTAAACTTGTTAAGGGTATGTCTATGACGAAAAACGTGTTGCAGATAACTGAACAAATTATGCCCGCCGCCAAGTGGGTAGATGTATGGAACATCTATCCAGATCCCGCGTGCGGAGAGAACATTCAAGACGGCGACTATATTTTTGAACGTGATTACTTGTCCGCTCGTCAGCTACGCAAGCTGAAAGGTTTGGATGGGTATTTGTCGGATCAAATTGATAGGGTTCTAGAGGAAGGGCCGGGCAAGATCAGTGTAGATAGCCCCGGTCGCCCAGATGAAAAGCACAATACAAATCGTTTTGAAATTTGGTATTACTATGGTTCGCTGAAGCGCGAAGAGATGGAAAGTTGTCGGCCGGGGTCTACACAAGATGTAAACAAGACCGAAGTGTATGCGCTTGTTACGTTGGTCAATGATTCGGTCATTCGCGCGACTATCAATCCGCTTGATTCAGGTACGTTTCCCTATCATTCGGTTCCTTGGCAGCGGCGACCGGGCCACTGGGCCGGTGTAGGCGTAAGCGAACAAGTAAGAATGCCCCAGCGCATGGTTAACGCCGCGACGCGGGCGTTGCTCAACAATGCGGGTAAATCCGCAGGTTGCCAGTTTATTATTGACCAAGGCGGCATTGTTCCCGGCGACGGACGTTGGTCGTTGTTGCCCGATAAAATTTGGTACAAGGTAGCGGATTCGGTAAGCGACGATGTTCGTAAGTCTTTTACGTCAATCGTCATACCGAACATGACACCCCAGTTGATGTCTATTGTTGAGTACGCTTTCCGGCTTGCGGAAGAATCAACGTCTATTCCGTTGATTACCCAAGGACAGTCGGGCAAGACAACACCGGATACTTTTGGCGCAGCGCAACTTCAGAACAACAACGCCAATCAGCTTCTGCGCAGTATTGGGTACGCGTTTGACGACTACATTACTGAGCCGGTCATTCGTCAGTATTACGAATGGCTTTTGTTAGACCCTTCAATTTCAGACGATGAAAAGGGTGATTTCCATATCGATGCGCACGGTTCTGTAGCGCTGGTAGAACGCGCTATTCAGGACCAGACCATCATGCAGATGGCTCAGATGGCCAAAGATCCTGCGTTCGGTGTGGACCCCAAGAAGTGGTTTAAATTGATGGCTAAGTCCAAGCGTTTGGACCCGCGAGAGCTACAGTACACAGACGACGAGATGGCCAAACTTGCGCAGCAGCCCCCACCGCCACCGCCTGCCGTACAGGTTGCGACTATTCGTGCGGACATAGATAAGGCTAAACTTGCGGCATTGCAGCAAGACGGTAAGGCGAACCGCGACTTGGCAATGCAGAAGATCAAAGTGGATACGGATCGGGATACGGTTTATGTTCAGTCAGAACAAGATCGCACTCGGATCTTGGGCGAAACGCGGATGCGTGAGATTGAAGTCAAGAGAGAATTGGCGATGCTTGAATACGCCAACCGACACCAGATTAGCCTTGAGAATGTAAAGGCGATGTTGGCTCGGACGGCTATGACCTTGGCAGCGCAGAAGCAGCTAGCCGGGGTAGGGCACGCCGTTGATTTGCAAAAACACAACAACCCTCAAGTTGCTCGGCCAGCGGTAGAACCGCCGGGGCGCGCGGCTAACGGGCGAGCGTTCGAACAATGATACAAGAACTTATAGGGCGGGTTTTCGCCGCGCGGGATATAGCTCACCGGGCGCATTGGCGCACGACTAGCTATTCTGAGCATAAGGCGTTAAATAAGTTTTACGAAAGTCTTCCTGACCATATCGACGGAATTGTTGAAACGCACCAAGGTTTGTTGGGTTTAGTAGACCCCGAGATTGTTCTGGCAGAAGATCCAGAAAACCTTCTTGTTTGGATGAAAAGTGAGGCTGATTGGATCGAAGCTAACCGCGAGCTTATTGCTATGGGCTCCAATGCCGTAGCCAACTTGATTGACGGTTTGACCGGTCTTTACCTGACTACGATCTACAAGTTGGAGAACTTGAAGTGACTTATATCTTAACCGACGGGGAGCGACACCACCCTCTCTGGCTTAAGTTGGAAGCCCATTTACAGGCCCGCGTAGCTATTTTGCGGGCAAAAAACGACGGACCACTAGATGCATTGCAAACGGCAACTATTCGTGGTCAAATAACCGAAGTGAAGGCGTTGCTCTCTTATGGGGCGGCTCCGCTGTTAGACTAACAGACCACCGAATAGGCCGTCTGTATTTAAGAGAGGTTTTTAATGGCTGACGAAGCTGTTGCACAAGACGATCTGCAATTCGAAATGGGGTTTGACGATTCTGTACCCACGCCTCCCGCGCCGGTAGAGGATACAGGCCCTAAGTATGTTCAAGTAACTGAAGACGATTTCAAAAAATTTCAGTCAAACGTAGATAGCGTCTCTGAGATGCGAGCTGCGTACCAGAAACAATTTGATACGGCTTTTGGAAAACTTGGCGGAGTTGAACGGACGCTTACACAGCTCACAGCTAACGGACCTGCTGTGGATTTAACGGAAGATGTTGTATCTGATTTGGCGGAGGATTTTCCGGAACTAGCTGCTATGCAGTTGAAATCGTTCCAGAAATTTGCTCAAACCATACGAACAAACACCGCTCCCGTTAACCCAATAGATATAGACGAAAAAGTACATGCTCGTGTAATTGCGTTGGAAACAGAAGCCCTAGAGGACGCACATCCTCAGTGGCGGGACATTGTGGGTGCGCCTGAGTCTAAAACTGACTATCGCCAGTGGTTAAGCAAGCAGCCTTCGGAGTATCAGCAAAAGCTGAACGCTACCAACTCTGCTTCCGTAATTGCCCGCTCAATAGATAAGTTTAAATCTGGGATCCCAAAACCTTCTGTTCGCCAGACACTTATACGGGACGCTATCACGCCTAAAGGCGACGGCCGACGTTCGGAAACTACTTCCAACGCGGATGACGATTTTAACGCTGGCTTTGCTGGCAGATAAAGGAATTTACAATGGCTATTCAAACTTTTGCTCTAACTCCGGGTCGAATCAATAAGTTTAAGGGCGAGATTCTTGCTCATGCTGTTCCGCTTGAGTGCCTTGGACGTGGTGGCCGTCAGGTCAAAATGCCCAAGAACAGCAGTGACACCTACGTTGCTCGTCGGTTTTTGCCCTACGGTGCAACTTCCGCCAGTGCAAACAGCCAAGACCGTTTCTTCCAGAACGGCACGGGCGCTCGCGATACCGCTATTACGCAGGCTCATCTGACTTCGGAAGGTGTGACCCCCACTCCGGAAAGCATTACTCCCGTAGATGTCACGGTAGTCATGCAGCAGTATTCTTGCCTGTACGGTTTTACGGATAAGACGTATGACCTGTACGAGGATGATATCCCCAAGGCAATGATCGAGCAGGTTGGCGAACGTATGACGTTTGTTAACGAAATGATCATTTACGGTGCCCTCCGCGCCAGCACCAACCAGTACTACGGCGGCACGGGTACTACCCTTGCGACCGTTAATGGTGGCCTTACGTTGGGTCTGATCCGCAAGATTGCTAAGAACTTGCAGGCCAACCACGGTAAGCCGGTTAACAAGATGCTGTCGGCTTCGGGCAATTTCGGCACTGATGCGGTTGCTGAAGGCTATACCGTGTACTGCCACACGGATCTTGAGCCGGATATTCGCGACATTCCGGGCTTTATTCCGGCTGAGAAGTACGCGTCGGGTACGCCGATGCCGAACGAAATTGGTAAGGTGGAACGCTTCCGCTTTATCACTTCGCCCGATCTTCCGGCTGTTCAGGACGGCGGCGCTGCTGTTGGCGCTACTGGCCTGTATTCGACGACCGGAACGTCCATTGACGTGTACCCGTTCATCGTAACGGCGCAGGACGCTTGGAGCCAGATTGCTCTGCGTGGCAAGGAATCGATGGACCCCACGTTCATTCCTCCGGGTGCCAAGTCGAAGTCTGATCCGTTTGGCCAGCGTGGCTACGCCGGTACGATCTGGTGGAAGGCCGTTATGATCGAAAATGCGGGCTGGATGGCTGTTGGTAACGTCGGTTCAAAGACGTTGGCTTAACCCACTGGGGCCGGGAAACCGGCCCCTTCGCATCTGGAGATCACTATGTCTATGTACAGCACAGTTACTCAGTTTCTTTCCGGCATTTCGGCCGAAAGGGACCGCAACGCGGTTTTTCAAACGGCTTCGCCGTTGGCGGATCGCTACAACTCGGTGGCTACGTCTACTGCTGGGCTCGTTATTACCGCAACAAGCGGCACTAAGGTCCCCAAGATCGGCTCGGTGGCTTTTCAGGGCATTGCGGCGGGCGTGCCTGTAACCATTGCGGCTTCTACGGATATGCCTGCTTTGGTGGGGTCTATCACGGCGGCGTACTACAATGTCTACTGCTTCTTTATCGATAGTGCTAGTGTCGTCACAAGCGCAATGGGTACCGAAGGAGCGTCACTTGCGGCCGTAAAGTTCCCCCAGTTTCCGACTGGAAAGGCTCTTGTAGGCTATATTATCGTGACCTACGCAAGTGCGTTTGTTGGTGGCACTACGTCACTGGGAACCGCAACTACGGTCTACGTTAGCCCTGTTGGCGCTTTTGACCCGAACGTACTAATCTAAAGTCTCGATGGAACCAAGGCGTTCAAATTTCTGAACTGCCAACCCATTTGAAGGATATATATTATGGCAACTTTTACTCAGCCTGTTGGCCTGACTATCAATCTTACTAACGCCGGGTTTGTTGCTGGTACAACCAGCACTTACACGACCACTGCAACCACCGCGTTTGCAATCAACGGAAAGTTCGGCACAACTCTTGCCGCTCAGACCAACACCGCGTCGCCTACGGTAGACGCAAATACGGGCGTCGCTTTTCCGGCTATTCTGGCCGACAACTGCGCTGCTTTGGTGTGGGGCACCACTCTTGCGGGCACTATTGCTGTGTGTCAGGGGCCGAGTGTCGCCCTTGCTCCCGGCGTAACGACCACTGTCGGCGCGTTTATTGCGGCTCCGCAGTTCCCCGCTCTTCCGGAAAACTTCTGTCCGATGGCTTACCAGATTGTGCGTGTCTCGCCCACGGGCGCGTCATTCACTACGGGTACTACCAGTTGGACTGCGTCCGGTATTACTTGTACTGTTATGAAAAATATCGTGACTCTGCCGGATCGTCCGCAGATCGCTTAACCAACTGAGGTATATCAATGGAAACCGTAACTCCTCCCGTTCGTAGAAACCGTCGTGAACTTCACATGGCGGACATTAACATCGAACAAAAGGCCAGCATTGCTTCCATTGAAGACCACGAGCCGGACGTTATCTTTGCGGAACCCGATACATCGCTCGATTATTTGAGCCTTTTGGCGTTCAACGAAGAACCAGTTACTATCCGGTTGGAGCCCACTGCGGATAAATTTGCTTCGCGGTGGGTTCCATGTTGGGTTAACGGCAAAGGCGCGGAAGTTTTGGTAAACGGAAGTTGGGTTGAATTTGGCTACTTGCCTGTTGCCCGACCGATTACGATTAAGCGTAAGTACGTTGAAGTCCTAATCCGTTCCAAACGGGATACTGTTAATACCGCTGTAATTGAACGTGACAACGAAGATCCGCAGAATATGATTGAACGGTCAACAACTTCGACGGCTTTGTTTTCCGTGCTAGAAGACCGTAACCCGAAAGGGGCTGCTTGGGCTACCGAACTACGGCGTAGAGCCGGATGACATTCCTCGAACTATGCCAGAGAATGCGACAAGAGTGCGGCATCTCTGGCACGGGGCCGTCTACGGTTGTAGGTCAGACAGGTAATCTTAAGCGTATTGTTGACTGGGTCAACACGGCTTGGATGGACATCCAAACTGCTCATCCGGATTGGGATTGGATGCGTACAAGCGCGTCTTTTCCGACGGTTGCTTCGCAAGCAACGTATGAATTGGGTACTGGCACGGGCACTGTAGGTGTCAGTGTTGCAACTTTTGGCCGTTGGGATCGCGATACGTTTCGTAATTACGATACGTCTATAGGCACCAACAGCGAAGTGTTCATGGGTTTTATCCATTACGACACTTGGCGCAACGCCTATATGTACGGCGCGCAACGGGCGGTCACTACGCGCCCTATCAACATGTCTATCTCTCCTACCAAGGCTATAACCCTTGGCCCGCCACCAGCAGCGGGGTACACCATAACGGGAGACTATTTTTACGCGCCGCTTAACATGACGCTGGACGCCGATGTTCCGGCTTTGCCCGCTCAGTTTCACATGGCCATTATTTACAGGGCCATGATGTCTTACGGCGCTTATGAAGCTGCGCCGGAAGTGTACCAACGGGGCGAGCTTGAGTTTGGCAAGCTGATGCGCCGCATGACCGCTGACCGAATACCAGAAACAATCTGGGGCGGGGCGTTATGTTAACGATGTCCCCCGTAAAGTACCGAGCGTTTACTTTACAAGGCGGATACGATTTAACCACCCCATCCCTTACACTGAAACCCGGTGCGTTTCGCACGGGGCAAAATTTTGTTCTCTCTGTTACAGGGGGCTATTCGCGTGTAGGCGGCTACGAACGCTACAGCGGAAAACCTAAACCTAGCGATGCTACGTACACTTTTGTGCAAGTGGTATCGTTTACAAATACGCCCTCTGTAGGCCAGACGCTAACGCAAGCTACTAGCGGGGCGACGGGCTATATTTTTTCGGTTGGGTCAAATTTTGTTGCGGTAACCAAAGTTACGGGAACTTTTGACTATACCCACGCCGTGTCCGTCGGAGCCACTCCTATTGGCACCGCGACTACAACAACTCAAGTGGCTACTGCGCTTGAAAATGCCCAGTATTTAAATCTTGCTGCGGACGTATACCGAGCGGACATAGCCGCCGTGCCGGGCTCAGGAGCAGTGCTAGGCGTTGTTGGGGCGGTATTTTCGGGTGTTGATTACGTATATGCTTTTCGGGCTAATACGGGCGCTACGGCTGTTGATATGTACCAGTCGTCCGGCTCAGGCTGGACGCAAGTTACGTTCTACAACGAAGTTGTTTTTACCGCCGGAGGAACCGCTACACCCGCCGACGGAGCCGTGCTAACGCAAGGCGGTGTGACCGCAACTGTTAAGCGTGTAGTGACGCGTAGTGGGTCTTTTGCGAGTTCAACCGCAGCGGGCGCGTTTATCATCACCAACCCTGTAGGCGGCAATTTTGCGGCTGGAGCGGCTACCCTAACGGGCGGCTGCGCGGTTACGTTGAGCGGCGTACAGACGGCTATCACTCTGGCGATAGGCGGAAAATTTGAATTTGCTTCCGGTAATTTTTCAGGCCAATTGGGCACGTTGAGAATTTACGGATGCGACGGAGTAAACCGCGCGTTTGAGTTTGACGGCACCACATTGGTGCCCATTACGACTGGTGTCTCGCCGGACACGCCCAAACATTTAGCGGTTCACAAGAATTTTCTTTTTGTGTCTGTGCAGAGTTCTATTTTTTACTCGGGTATCGGGACTCCTTTTCGATGGTCGGTTGTTGACGGCGGCGGCGAAATTGCTACCGGCGACACGGTAACCAATCTTTTGGTCCTTCCGGGTAACCAGAACACGGGCACGTTGATTGTTACAGGACGTAGTAGTACATCAATGTTGTACGGCACGTCTGCTGCAACGTGGAATTTTACAACCTTTAACGGCGGCGTTGGAGGTACCGACTATTCAGCCCAAAATTTATCTGAAAGTTATGTGTTTGACGACCGAGGGGTTGTATCAATACAAACTACGTTAAACTTCGGTAACTTCGCTTCGGCAAGTTTGACTCGAAACATTCAAGCGTTTATTGATGACAAGCGCACAAAAGTTTCTTTTTCATCCGTGTCGCGACAGCAAAACCAGTACCGGGTATTTTTTACCGATGGCTATGCGCTCTACCTAACGCTACTAAACGGAAAGTACCTTGGTGCGGCTCCGGTCTATTTTAAAGACGCGGTGTACAGCGTTTGGGAAGGCGAATTGTCTACGGGCGCTGAAGTTTCATATTTCGGCGCAGCAAGCGGTGGGTACGTGTACCAGCTTGATGTAGGGTCATCTTTTGACGGCGAGCCTATCGAAGCTTTCTTTACGCTGGCCTACGATTTTGCCGGGGCTCCCCGGCTGAATAAGCAATGGCGGCACGCAAGTCTAGAAATGCAAGGCGACCATTACGCGGCTATTTCGTATGGCTATAACCTTGGCTATAACTCACCCGAAATAGACCAGCCTCTTACGGTAAATTACGGTACGTCTTTCCAATCCGCACCGGCATGGGATGTTTTTATTTGGGATTCTTTTGTTTGGGATGGCGTTATATTGGCACCGACAGAAGTTGATGTTGTTGGAACGGCTGAAAATATCCAATCGACTATCAGCTCAAGTACAGACTATATGTATCCTTTTACGGTGAATAGCGTTATCTACCATTACACACCGCGTCGGGGGCTACGATAAGCTATGAGCAATTCCTACTACAACCACGGAAGTTACCCCGTTACTGGCGCGCCGGGCGCATCTGCGGCGTTGCGTGCGGAACTAGACCTCGTTACGGCGGGGTTTGCGCTCTTACCCACACTTTCTGGCAATGCTAATAAGGCGCTAGTCATTGACTCAGGCGGCACCGCAGTTACCGTAACTACGGGAACTTTGGCGTTAGCGGGAAATTTGGCTACTACAGGTGCGTACAACACAACGCTAATTCAGGGCGCTTCAACCTCGTTGACGCTCCCCTTAGTGAACGGCACGCTGGCTACTTTGGCCGGTACCGAGACGCTATCCAACAAGACAATTGCTGCTTCGACATTGAGCGGCACGGTTTCCGGCGGTGGAAACCAGATCAACAACGTAATCATCGGTACCAGCACACCTCTTGCCGGTACGTTTACCACGTTAACGGCTACTACGGCCAATGTTACGGGCGTAGCAACACTTGCGACAGGAGCCGTTCTTAACACTCCAGCGTCCATGACTGCGACCAATATTACTGGCACAGCAGCCGGTTTGACTGCGGGTAACGTCACTACTAACGCCAACTTAACTGGCGACGTTACCAGTGTCGGTAACGCAACGACTCTGACTAATGCTCCTGTAATTGCTAAAGTTCTAACCGGTTATGTTTCGGGTGCGGGAACGGTAGCGGCTACAGATTCAAT